TTCTGTAATTGCAAAAGATTATGGAATGAGCGCAAAAAAAATGAATAAAATTCTCCACGAGTTGAAAATTCAATTCAAACAAGGGAATACTTGGCTCTTGTATCAAAAATACGCAGGTAAAGGTTATACTCAATCAAAAACTCACACAATCGATGCAGATTATAGCAAGATGCATACATACTGGACTCAAAAAGGGCGTTTGTTCCTTTATGATTTACTTAAAAATAAAAAAGGAATTTTGCCACTGATTGAGCAAAAAGAAGTGGCTTAATTCATAATGAAAGATTTGAGGAATGAAAAATGAAACCAAACAGATATCCGTATAGCGGAAAAAAAGGCCATGCCTTGATAAAGGCAGACCCTGAATTAGTTGAAAAAGTTTTAAGAAACACTAGTTATCTTGAGAGTTTACAAAATGAGGTTTAAATATGCACGAAATAATTCCAATTAAAAGTCTTGAAATTAAGATTGATAAAAATTCAAAAGCACCTCATGTTGTTTTGAATGGTGTCGATTTTATAAATAAAAAAATAGGTTTACGAGGATTGCAAATTGTTTGGGAAACGAATAAAGGAGCAATTCCAGAAGGCGTTGTTAGGCTAGACTTTTTTCAAAGAGAGGATAGCAAATGCTTTAGAGAAATATCCATTAGTCAATCATTTGAAGGTGGTTTTATAAAAAGGGAATAGCTGCTTTTATATCTGCTGCAAATTTTAGAACAGAATCAAGTTTGTCTTTGAAACTGGTTTCTAGTTCTGCTATAGCTTCAGTTGTCAAATGGATAAACCAAAGTTGATTATCTACTGGATCTCCCGTTATATAACCATGTTTTCGTAATTCGAACCAAGTAAATCGTGTATCTTCAAAAGACCATTCAGGCATGATTTCTTCTTTGATATTCTGGACGTCTCCAAACGAAGTTGCCTCATCTTTAGAAGAACCGTCTTTGCGACGTTCAATATACTTAGCGTACATTGAACTCAATAAAAATTTAGCGTCATTTGTTAGATTATTCATGATATTTTTCTCCTTTCTATTGAGTTTTTGACTAAAACAGTGAGAGGTCCTAGTCAAAAGTTATTATATCAAATCAAGGAGGAATCACATCGGTCTCAAGACCGATATAGGAGGTTGAATGGAAGATAAAATCATAGAATTAGCTGATTACTTTATCAGCGAAAATACAACATACAGAGAAGCTAAAATAGCGTGTGAGAAGCTATTAAAACAAGTTAGCCATGAGATTGAACTCAGGGCTATGGAAAACAAGATACAAAAAAGCACCTGACGGCAATCAGGCACTTACTAAAATTTTCAATTTAATTATATCACAGAAAGAGAGGAAAAGCTATGGAAGTTACCTACAAGCCAGTAGGAATTAACGAAAAAGCAACCCATGGTGATTATGAACATCTTTGTCAAATGTGGGAAGGGTTGACAGTATCAACTCTCAAAACCTGGGCGAAAGAAATGCGAGATCATCCAGACTTTAAACAATTTATTGACAATCCAACACACAAGCTAGTGTTTATCAATTATGAAGGTTTTCGATTGTTTGTTAAATGGAAAAGCAGAAATCGTTATCGCACTAAAAAAGAAACATTACCAGAAATGTTGGAAAACTTGAAAAAAGAAAAACAATTCGGAGTTTAACATGAAACTATTAGACAGACTTACAAAATGGTTTTTTAACACAACCAAAATTGAAATCAATCAAGATTGGCGATTAGTCGCATTAGACTTGAACCGTGAATTGATTGAAGCACGAGAAGAAAACCAAATTTTATATCAGCGCATTGCTGATTTAGAAAAATTATTAGGAGTTTAACATGACAGAACCGACTTTAGCAAGCCAATTTTTAGGACTTGTAACAATTATTACTTGCTTATTCATCGCATTGCTTTTGATTGCGAATAGTGAACAGAAAGCGAAAGCGAAAAAGAAAGCACAAGAAGAACATGACAGAATGATTATTGAAGTCTATCAACAAGGTAGAAATCAGTTCAATAACATTGCACGCATGAATATCAGAAATTGTGACCGTCAATTCACTTACGACACACAAAAACCAGAGGGGTTAAGACCTGAACTACTTGCCCTACCATATCCAAAGGGGTGATTACATGAACCTATATATCTGGAAGTGTGGATGTCGTGATTGTGGGAACGTATTCGAGTATGTCGATAGTTACCCAATCATTGAATGTCCGAAGTGTGGCAGCGTGGACTTGAAGAATGAATTTAAAGGAAGGGAGTATGACTAAATGACTCAAGCGGAACGAATTAGGGAATATATAAAAGACCATCCTACTGCCTCATATGATGAAGTAGCTGAGGTTGTCGGTACAACAAATAGCAATGTGAGGGCAAATTTAGCCAAAGACATCAAAGCAGGAAAATGTATCCGCTTGGAAGATAAGTCGTTTGACTATTCGCCTTACTTTAATCACACCAAAGCACTCACAGAGTTGGTTGATTGGAAGAATGACACCAGACGTGAATGGGTAGAAATGCTGACTCGTGCAGCAGAGAAAGAAACGGATAGCAACGTTATGCGTTTGCTAATCAAAGAAGCAAATAAACTAATGAAAGAGGTGACCAAATAATGCCAACACTCTACGAATTAACAGGAACTTTTAAAAAAATCAATGACATGGAAGGATTAGATGAAGAAACAAAAGCTGACACTTTAGAATCGATAGATTGGTCGAACGAATTTGAAGAAAAGGTAGAAAATACTGCTAAAGTTATCAAAAATAAAGAATTTAGCAAAAAGCTAATCAAAGAAGAAATTGATCGTCTAACTGCTCGTTATAAATCATTAGATAATGATGTCGTATGGCTTAAAAGAAGTATGCAAGAAGCGTTTGAAGTTACGGGACATGAAAAAGTTAAAGGTTTGCTTTTCACTGTTTACATGGGTAAAAATCAACCATCTGTAGTTATTGATGAGGAATTGTTACCAAAGAAATACTTCATACAAAAACTAAGTCCAGATAAGACAACCATCAAGGAAATGTTAAAAGCTGGAAAAAATATCAAAGGGGCAAGTTTACAAGAAAGTAGAAGTTTGAGGATTAAATAATGGGAACTTTATTCGACCAAGAAACACGAACAAAAAATATAAAAGAACCTGGCTACAGAATTGTGTTATATGCTCTTGATTTATGTGATAATTATAGTTTTTTAAAATTTTCAGATGCTTTGAAATGTATTGAGTTAGATTTTAAAATCGATGATTACGATGTTAGAGATGAGCAAACGGAAGGGTTCGGACACTTACTAGAAAATCTTATCGAGGTAATAAATGACAAAAATCTTAGCGATTGACCCATCATCAAATAAAATTGAAACTTCAACAACTGGGATTGTCTTACTCGACAATGCAAGGTTAGTTGATAGCTGGGCAGTGGAATATGGCATGAAGGGATTTGCTAAGTGGTTTCACGATATTGGAAAAACACTTGATTTTGATGTAGTAGTTGTCGAAGAATTTAGAACCAGAGATAACGATAGGTCAAAAGACAATAGTGTGTTAGAAACTATTGCTTATATCCAGTTGTGTTATCCAGATGCCATTCTTCAGTATAACGGTGGGTACAAGTCAGATATTCCAGATGACCTTTTAAAAATCTTAGGTCTATGGAAGTTTGAAAAGAGTCATCACCAGGACATACGAGCAGCAGCAAGACTTGGACTATTCTGGGCAATGAGAAATGACATTGAAGAAGTTATCCGAGATATTGGAAAGGTGGTGAGCGAGTATCACAATAACTCTTAGAAAATGGCAAGCTGAAGCAGTTAAAAGAAGTGACCACTTATCAAACGGAATTTTCCTTGAAGCTCTTGGGGGGCGCGGTAAAACTATCTGTGCGCTTGCTATTGCGAAGCATAAGAAAGCTAAGAAAATCATCATCACCAACAACCGACTAGCAATTTTGAATGGTTGGATAGATGCAGTCAAGTTTATGAATTTTGATAAAGATGTTGAGATTATCATTCAAACAGATAGATATCTTCAAAATCAAGTCAAAAAGGGGCATAAATTAGCCTGTGACGTGTTGATTGTCGATGAGTGGCAGAATATGTCGAGCGATAAGCAAGTGACCTTATATCGCAAAATAAAGCGTAAATACACGATAGGTCTTTCAGCAACACCAATCAGAAAAAAAGGTCAAAACTTCTACCCACTAGAAAAAATCGTTTTTGGTTGGGCAACACCTAACAATAAGTTTGACTGGCAAAAAGCTCACGGAAAGATGGTTTATGATCCATTTAGTTATTCAAAAGAGAAGTGGGAAGATTTTAGAGATTATGAAAATTATGTCTCAAACCTACCAAACTTCTTTAGGTGGGAAGAAATCGAAGAGATTGAAAATGCAGTTGAAAATAACGGTTTTGAAATTAGGTTCTACCCAAAAAAAGTCGCTCCAGGTAATCCAGAAAAACTTGCTGAGTTTAGGAAGTTAAACCTAGTCACAGTAAATGGAAAGACTGCCATGGCTAAGCAATCTTTTGGGAGAAACACCTTCGAGCGCTACCTCAACCAAACTGGTGTAGATGTTGATTTCCCAAAGTTAAGAGCAGTCGATCAAGACACACCATTATTGCTAGAGCTTGATGGACTAATTGAACGAGCGCCACACGATATGCTGATTGTCAGCAAGTCTAAACAGATTGTAAATGTTATTCGTGACAGACATCCAAACATTGGTATCTGGACTGGAGACAACCAAGATGGCTTGGATAATCAGATAGTGGTTGCTACCAGTCAAGTCTTAGGAGTAGGTGTTGATGGCCTACAACACAAATACCAAACTATTGTCGTACTAGATCCAGTCGAAGAAGACTCTGGAGAATACGACGATTACCGACAGTTGCTATGGCGCATAACAGGAAGTCGTCAGCAGCATGATGTAAATGTAATTGAATTTTATTATAAAGGAGAATAAATCTTGTTTAAATTACCAGAAAACAAACCGCAAATTCCAAAAGACACACCTCGCAACTATTTCATCTACGGTGAAACCATGAGTGGTAAGTCTTATCTAGCAAACGAGTTTCCAAACCCTATCGTACTAAATACGGATGGAAATGCAGAAGCTAACAGCGTACCAAGTATTCAACTACTGAATGAAAAAGATACCTCTGGACGAATTACCAATTCAGTTATCAAGCAGTTGGGTGAAATCCTACTAGCGCTTCAAACACAAAAGCATTCTTATGAAACAGTTGTAGTAGATGTAATCGATGATGTCATTGAGATGATTAAGATTGCAGTTTGTGACGAATTGACACCAGCAGGAAAACCTCGTTTGAAATCACTCTCTGAAATTCCATACGGTAAAGGTTATGATTTCTTCAATCAAGCAGTCACTGAATTGGTTATTGACCTTAAAGCCTTACCGATGAATGTCATCTATATCAGTCGTCAAATTTCTGAATATGATGATAATGGGAATGCGACCAAAGACAAACCAAGCTTGAAAGATAAGTATGTGAACCTTATCAATGGTAACTCTGACTTAATGATCCATACAGAAAAAATCGGTAATAACTATAACCGTGAGGTTGACCGTAAGCGTAAATCTTACTATACAGACCAAGTGGACGATAAGAAAATCTTGAAGATTTTAACTACTATCCGTGGCGCACTCAGTCCAGCTAAGAATAAGCCTGTAACTGAAGAAAAGCCAACAACTAAACAAGAAACTAAAAAAGAAGTAGAAACTACTTCAGTAAATGAACTATTTTAAAAATTAAAGGAGAAAACACATGAGTTTATTAGATATCGCACAATCAATTAAAAAAGAAGGTTTTGACCCACGTAAAGACAGTGCCAATGGCCCTGCACCAATCCCTGCTGGTGAATACCAAGCTATCCTAAAATCTGTTAAATTCAATATTTCAGACAAAGGCTGGGAAAGCATTCAATACTGCTTTGAAATCCGTGGTGGTGACTATGATGGTCGACTTGAATATGCATCATTCGGAACACTCGACACTTGGAATAACAAAGATATTTCTTGGTCAGTTCAACGTACTATTAAATTTTTCCAAAAGGCTCTTGCTTTTGCAGATGATGCACCTTTGAAAGCTGACTTTGAAGATGGTAAAGCACTTGAAGAAGCTCTACAACGTAAAGCAGTTGGCTCTTACTTCAAGTTGATTATTATTGAAACAGAAAGCAAAGGCAAAACATACCGTAGCTATGATCTTGATGAAGCTGAAGGACTTCCAAACGCTGAAAATTTAGAAATCAGTGAAGATGATTACCCATTCTAAAAAATAAAAAAATAGGAGGAAATTGGAATGGCTAGTATGAAAGAGTACGCTCTAAAATATCAAAATTTAGGATTTTCAGTCATTCCAATCAATCCTAAAAACAAAATGCCATTAATTGAATTTGCTGATAAGCCTGCCATGACTGCAAGTGAAATTGAGACCTTTTGGGATGGCTTTCCTAATGCCAATATCGCTTTAAAAACAACTAACTTCTTTGTCATTGATATCGACAAACACGGTAAATCAAACGGTTTTGAGTCTCTTAAAAAATGGAAATACTTAAAACTGATTGAACCAACACTACAAGCTAAAACAGCGAGTGGTGGGAAACATCTATTCTACTTCAAGAGAGATGATGAACCTATCACACAGATGATTGGTTTTTTACCAGGTGTCGATATCAAAGCGCACGAAAATAACTATGTCCTAGTCGCACCATCTGCCACAGATAAAGGCCAGTATGAGTGGGATTTAGAAAAATCAAAGGAAGGTGGAACAATCGTAACACCTTCCAGAGATTTGATTCGAGCCATAAAGAAAACCTATGGTAAGACACACGGTTATCGATATGATGGTACAGATGGTTTAAGAGACTTAGCTAGACGGTCTTACACACGAGATCGCACACAAACAACCGACCTTTTTGAAACCATCGCGCTTGGTTTTGGTGATGAAGGTGGGCGAAACGATAAACTAGCGAGTTTTGTCGGTGGTCTATTATATCGAGCAGTAGATGATGAAGTAGTCATTCAATTAGCAAGACTAGCAAATGCAAATAGTCAAAATCCTTTGCCTGAAAAGGAAATGATGCGTACTATTGAAAGTATGATTAAAAAAGATAGGAGGTGAGAACGATTGGTGATGTAGTAAGTATAAATTCACAAGATAAGATGATTTTAAATGATAAAGGTGCAATCAAGGCTAACAGTCCGATGAATGTACTAGCATCGTTTAAAGCTGATGACCAGTTAAGTCTCTATCTCAAGCATAATGATTTTTCACAAGAACATGAACTACTAAAGGATATCAAAATAGGAAACACCTTCTTTAAAAAAGGAGAGTTACCCTCTAATTTTGATTCAGTTGTAAAAGTTTATTTTGAAAGTGTACTAGGTGTTGCTTTCTCAAACCAAGCGATGCTGGATGGCATGGAAACCTTCTTCTCTGAAAGGTCGTACAATCCAGTTATCGCATACATGGAACGTGCAGCAGAAAATTGGGACGGTCGCAAACGAATTGACCGTATGCTTCAAGTCTACCTCGGTGCTGATGATAATCCTTTAATCTCAAAGATAACTAAAATGTGGTTAGTCGGTGCAGTCGCTAAAGTATACGACCCTTACGCTAAATTTGATTATGTTTTAGATCTCGTAGGTGGTCAAGGCGTTGGGAAAACCTCACTCCTTCAAAAAATGGGTGGTAAGTGGTATACCGATTCAGTAACGGATTTTGCAAACAAAGATAATTATGACATCATGCTCAAGTCTTTGATTGTAAATGATGATGAAATGGTTGCTAGTAACCGAATGAGTTTTGCTGAAACAAAAGCTTTTATCTCAAAAACTAGCTTACGTTTTCGTAAACCTTACATGAAGCGCACTGAAGAATTTGCTAAGAACTTTGTTCTAGCACGTACAACAAATCAGAAAGAATACCTGAAAGATAAAACTGGTGAACGTCGTTTCTTACCTGTACTCGCAAATATCGAAAAGCAAAAGAAACACCCTATGGAAATTGAACCTGAAACAATCGAACAAATTTGGGGCGAGGCTGTCACAATCTATCGCGCTGGTGCTGATTTGATGTTTGATAAAGAAACTGAAGATGAATTAGAGCTTTATCGTGAGACATTCATGTATCGCGATGAAGTTGAATTACAAGTACTTGAATATCTGGAAATGCCTATCCCTGATAATTGGTCAAGTTGGTCAATACAACAACAACATCAGTATACAAGTAAGTATTTTGATAACAGTAGTGAGTTTGAAGCTGGTACTAAGAAATTAGAAAAAGTATCAACTCGTGAGATGATGTATAACCTCTTTATGAGAAATTCAAATGATAAAAAGTTATCAACTAAAATCAATATGATCATGGATAATCATCCTGGTTGGCAAAAAGGTCAGTTCAGAATTGGTGGAAAAAATACTAAAGGATTTAAGCGAATTAAGAAAAAATAGATCGGTTGCATTTTGAAATTCTATCGGTTGCATCGGTTGCACTTTTTAGAAAGAACGGTTGCATGCAACCGATATGCAACCGATAAATCAAAAGAACGGTTGCACCCTTAAACCCTTGATAATACTGACTTTTTTATACTATTTTTATTAAATGCAACCGATGCAACCTATTTTTTATAAAAAGTATAAATAAAAATAGTAATAATAGAGAAAGCCTATTAAATAAGGATTCTTGAAATTTATTTTTTATATTTTGTTTTTTATCGGTTGCACGGTTGCATTTGATTTTTTGAACAAATTTAGGAGCTAGAAATGAAAGTTGACGTACAATGTCCTTTTTGTGGAGAATGCTATATCAGAAAAGTAAATCCTGATAAAAGTTCTATTCTCTGTTACGTGTGTAAGAAAGCATTATTTTTGAAGTATGCCACAGACACAAAGGACGGTGTAAATGATAAAGGTATCGGACGGTTAGCTTATGAACCGTTTGTTCATAATGAAGAAGTTGTGGAATTAAGAGAGGTGTTTGAATGAGCATCAAACAACAAATGATTGAAACATTAAAACATTCAATCGAGAAGACGGAAGCTGATATTATTAAATACTCACAACCTTGTGAGAAGTCACTAGCACAGAATAGGACAGCACACAGAGAGTGTTTAAAGAAGAAGTTGAAGAAAATGCAGAAACAGTTAAAGGAGTTAGAAGATGAAGTATAAAGTAACAGAATACAACTCGGATTTCCAAGAAGAACAAACGGGAACTTGTGACCTATGTTATGGTACGGCTTGGGTTGAGAATGGTTCAATCACGGTTGAAGATGAAAACGGGAATGAAACGGAGATTGACCTGACTGTTTGGGATTGGGGAGATTATGACACAATCTATATTGATAATGTGGTTAATTTCTCAGCTTGGTTGCAAGAAAGGGATGTTGAGCCAATAGATGAAGAAACTGAAACTTGGTCTTGGTTGTGTGAATTGGTAGAGAAATATAGTGAGGGACGAGAAGATGAATAAACAGGAATTGATAAAGAAGTACAAAAGACTTGAGGGTGTATGGGATGCTCCGGGAGCAGAAACAGCCCGTCAAATTTTTCTACAAGATTTAGAACAACTAGACGAACCAGAAAAAGTCAAAGTATCTGAGGAAGAAGAAAAATTCCTTAAAACGTTTGATTTTAACTGTGAAAGTGATGTTACAGCAGCTTTATACAATGTTTCAAGAACTGGCTGGGGTTATTATTTAACAGATAACGATGGCGTAGAATTAAAAGACTTGACTAAAGGATTTAGGGATCTTGAAAATAGAAAAAGACTAATAAAAGCTGTACTTGACGGCTACGAGGTCGAAAAAGAGAAGCGTTATTTGGTGAAGGTGAAGTCGATTGGAGACCATAATAATTATTTGAAATACAACACGAACCAAAAACATTGGTATTTCGGTTCTCATTTTATCTATGTGAATGATGTGGATACAAAAATACATCACACCCGCAAAGAACTCGAAGAAGCTGGGTTCGGATGGGTGTTTGATTGTGAGGGTATTGAAGTTGAGGAGGTGGAAGAATGAAACGCTTTTTAATTGGCTATTGCCTATTAACTACTTGCTTGCTATTCATGCAGCGTGAAGCACAGAAACCCTTGCTAGTCTATCACGCTGATAGCAAGTATCAGATTACTGGCAAGGTTACGGAAAAACGAAAAATCGGTAGTCTGTTCACAATCACGGTAAACGGAAACGTGTTTGTGGTGAGTGAAGAACGATATAAAAATATTGATGTAGGAGAAGAGGTGATGTTATGACGTTCGTTGAACACAATAACCGTCAGAAAGCCAATAAGTTTGCTGAGTATGTAACTGGAAAACCGCTACGTGAATACTTAGCTCAAAAAGTGAAGCAGTATTGCGGTGAAAATATATCTGTATTTGATGGAGCTGCAGGATCTGGACAATTGGAGCAGTTTATCAGTATGACGGATTTTCATGCAGTAGAAATTCAACAAGAAAGTTGTGAAGCTTTAAAAACAAACTTTCCGCATGCAACAGTTGATAATCAAAGTTTCTTTACTTATCAATCTGATATCCAGGTTGATGCAATTGCAATGAATCCACCTTATTCTTTAAAACTTAAAGAGTTACCAAAAGAAGATCAACAGGCTATCAAAGAATTATATCCGTGGAAAAAATCAGGTGTAGTGGATGATATTTTTTTGCTAAAATCTATGAATTATACTAAACGTTACGGATTTTATATTATGTTCCCTGGTATTGCTTATCGTCAATCTGAAAAGAAAATGAGAGAGCTAGTTGGTAACAATTTAGTTGAATTAAATGAGATTCAAAACGGATTCGAAGATACTCCTATCAATGTCATATTCTTAGTAATTGACAAAGAGAAGAATACTCCTGAAATTTCCAAAGAAATTTATGATTGTAAAACTAAAAAAGTTGAATATCAAGAATCTGACAAATTAAATTCAGATTTCAGTTGGGTCATACCTAAGAAACCAGTTGAGAAAGAAGAAATAGACATTGATAAAGTAAATGCTGAATTAGATCAAATGGCTATTGACCACCTTGAAAAACATTTAGCTAGTCAATTAATTTTGATTCAATTCTTCAATGCAGATATTGATTTAAAATCTTTCATAACAAAATGCCACAAGGTTTTAGATGATTATTTGTTAGCTTATAATTTTATGGTTGGATTAGAATGAGAAACTGGGAGAATGATTTTGCTTATTACGAAGGCGAAACATTCATAACTTTAGGTTCTTTACAAGAAATACATGAGTATACAGGTATTCCTTTAGAAAGATTAAAGGAGTATTCAAAAAAAATCACGTATCAAACGCTATCCGTCTGGAAGGATGCTAATTGAAATAGATGAGGAGTTACAATGAACACACTAGAGAATGTAAAGCAATGGTTTATTGATCGTGATCTAGAAAACGGTGGACGATTAGACAAGCAGTCGCTTAAATTGAATGAAGAGTTCGGTGAGTTATGCGCAGGCTATCTCAAGAAGAATGAACAAGTAACCAAAGATAGTATCGGAGATTGTGCAGTAGTGATTGTAGGTCTAGCACTACTAATCAAGGAAGATGTGAATCAGATTTTTAAAGAGTCTGATAATATCCGAAAAAAAGATGTGATGGAAAGCTTCATCTCTATCAATGCAAATATTAGTGAGTTTCAACTCTCACAAGGATTTGCTAGCAAGGAAATGTGCAGACACAATCTAGTACGCTGTATTGGATATCTAAAAAATCTTGGTTATGATTTCGATGAATGTTTTGAACTGGCTTACCAAGAAATCAAAGACCGTAAAGGTCGCTGGATCGATGGTAGTTTTGTGAAAGAGGAGGATTTGCCAGATGAACGATAGCGTAAACAAACCGAATCACTACATCGGAACTTATGGACTAGAAGTAAATGATGTCACAAGAAATTTCATCAAAGGAAAGGCAGAAATGGAAGCACATCGCTGGTGTACAACAGTCGAGTATTTACTTCGATACAAAGAAAAGAACGGTCTTGAGGATTTGAAGAAAGCTAGAAAGAACCTTGATTGGTTGATTGAGGATTTGGAGAATGAACAATAAAGTAACATTTGCTGAACAATTCAGATTATGGAGATTGGCAAAAGGTTTTAATAAGTCTGAAGCAGCGTTCCATTTTGGAGTAACACCTGAAGCGGTATGCTATTGGGAGAAGGGAGTTGCACAACCTCCTGACGGTAAAATATTGACGATGTGTGAAGAAATGAAATTAGATCCACAGTTGTTTTTGAAAAAGAAAACCAATCCATTCGCAGAAGAATTAAAGAAAAGGCGCAGTGAGTTGGGAATGACACAAACAGAATTAAGTCATGAACTGGGGTATTGTAGAGATTCTATTGTAAGTTGGGAGTTAGGAAAGATTCCGTCCAGGATTGCATTAGAAGATATCTGCTCATACTTTGGAATGGAGGTGGAAGTTTGGGAAAAACTATCGAGAGAGAACTCAAGAAGCTAAGATTTAAAAATATTAAAATTCAATCCTTACATTATGAAATCATCAATCTAAGAGCCGGTATTGTTAAAGGGCAAAGTTTTGACGGTATGCCGAAAAGTCCAAGTAATGATAATCGGACTGAAGAAATGAATATCAAGGTTATTGATCGTATCGCAGAACTTTATCAAGAAATCGAACTCTTATATAAAGAACAAGAAGAATTGATTAAAGCTATTGAAGACTTGGAAGAACCAATCGAAAACATTATCATGAGGTTGCTATATATTGACGGGCTTTCTTGGTCTGAGGTTGAAAGACGCTTAAATTGTAGTATAGCTACTATCCAAAGAGCGAGGGATAAAGCATTAGTCAAACTTTCTAAAATGTTTGATAATAATGATAGTAAATGATAATCTCAAAGTGTTATTATGATAGTATCAGCAAGAGGCTGAAAGACTCCTATATATTTTTTATTGAAGGGCGCAATGCCCTTTACGGCGACGAAAGGTTCTATAATCTCTTTAATTTTAAAATGGTAAGCTATACAAACTTTTTGCTCCGCTGGTTCGATTCCAGCCGTCGCCTTTAAGACTGCAAAAAAATAAATTTAAAAAGACAGTATACTATTGGTTCTCCGCAGGGCTCTGCAGTCGCCTTGCATTTTAAGAAGTCCTTATGAAAATCAGTCAGCTTAACGCTGGCTTTTTCTAATCTCTATTTAAAAGGAGTGCGATGAAACCAAAGAGACTTACAATTCTAAATGGTAAGAGAACTGCTGTAGACTACGATAGCCGCAACGAGGAATACACGAATTACAATCGTACTCGTTGGAAATATGACAAGGACGTGAAACGTTTCTATAACTCAACTGTCTGGAAGCGAACAAGTCAACAAGTCTTGCTTGAAGCTGACTACATCTGCGCGATGTGTGGAGGTGAAGCTACAATGACCGACCACATCATCAGTGTGAAGCAAGACTGGTCAAAGCGATTAGATAGAAGTAATCTTCAAGCAAGTTGTAAGAAATGTAATGACAAGAAAGCAATTAAAGAGAAGTATTCTTATTGATTGTGCAGTAAATAATTAAAGACGTTATCAAAAAGCGAACGAAAATAGAATACAGAAGAGCGAATCGGTCGGAAATACACTGTTAATTGTACGGAAATACCCCCTTTAATTTAGAACGGGGCTAGGTATTGTTCGGATATAAGAACGCCGCCCTCTTCTGTACGAAAAATTCCGTTTTTGAAATTTTTGAACCCCCATAAAATCAAAAAGGAGGTGGTCGATTTGGGTCGAAAAATGAAGATAGTGGAAACTACTAAAAGTCATTTAACAAAAGAAGAGAAGATTGCGAGAAAAACCATACAAGAAAAGGCTTCTGACGGTTTGGAAGCATTGCAACTGACTCCGCCAAAACATTTTGATGCAATCGCTAAAGCAGAATACAAGCGAGTGATTGAAGATTTAAGAAAGCTACCCCTTAGAAATTTAGATAGAGCAGTATTAGAAACGTACTGCACTTGGTATGCAGTCTATAAAGAAATATCTCGTGGATTGCAGAAAGAGGGATATGTAGTTGAAACAGATAGTGGTAAGGTTTTGCCTAATAAGATGCTATATAGTTTAGAACGTGCGACAACCAATCTAACTAAAGCAGCATCACAATTAGGATTGACAGTTGACAGTCGCATGAAGTTATTCGTGCCACAAGTCGAAGAAAAGAAAGAGAGTATTTTCGATAAATTTGGTAGTTAGGAGGTGAAACAATGGAAGATGTAGCTTATCAATATGCTTTAAAAGTCGTAAACGGTGAAATCATAGCTAGTAAGAAAGTTATTAAAGCTTGCAAGCGCCATTTAAGAGATTTAAAGCGTATGGATGATGAAGACTTTCCGTATGTTTATCTACCTGACAAAGCAAAAAATCCGATAGATTTTATCGAAATGCTCCCAGATGTCAAGACTGGAAAACCATATCCGCTGGCAGATTTTCAAAAGTTCATTTTGAGTAATCTGTATGGTTGGAGAAAAAAGTCTGATACATCTATCAGACGATTTAAAAAAGCTTTAATCAGCTTGGCCAGAAAAAATGGTAAGACAATCTTGGTTGCAGGTATTGCCAACTATGAGTTTTTATTTGGTCGTAACCCTGCAATGAGTCGACAATTATTCTGTACAGCAAATGACCGCTCACAAGCACGTATTGCTTATGATATGATCCGTAAGCAGTTGGATGCTTTGAGAAACCAGAATGCGGATATTAGAAAAGCTACGAAGATAGTCAGAGATGAACTTCGTAACTTGAATGATGAAAGCTACGTACGTGCATTGAGTCGTGAAACGGGTGCAGTCGATGGTTTTGAACCGTATGTCGGTATCTTGGATGAATTCGCAGCATCTAAAACTAATGAAATGATTGAACTTCTTGAATCTGGTCAAGGTCAGCTAGACAATCCATTGATTTTGATTATCTCTACTGCTGGGTTTGATTTAAACGTACCAATGCACACGATTGAGTATGCGTATATTGAGAAACTTTTGGATGAAGAAGTTGAGAATGATGAATACTTTGCTTTTATTGCTGAACAAGACAATGAAGAGGAAATCGCAGATGAAAAGAACTGGATAAAATCAAATCCAATCCTTGAAGTCAAAGCACTACGTAAAAAGATGATAGACTACCTACGAAAACGTAGGAAGGTTGCACTTGAGACAGGAACAATAAATGAAATCCTAGTTAAAAACTACAACATGTGGAGACAATCATCAGAAGAGTCTTACATGGACAAAGAAAGCTGGGCAAAAGCTAAGATAGACAAACCTGACACAAAAAAACGTAGAGTTTGGTTAGGTGTAGACGTTGGTAGATCTAGTGACTTATTCTCTATCTCTCCTATGGTCATGATGGATGATTATTGGTATGCGGATAGCTTTTCTTTTGTGGCCACTAAATATGGTTTAATTGCAAAAGAAAAAAGAGATGGTGTTTCTTATACCAACTTGGAAAGGGCGGGCGAGTGCGAAATCACTACGCTTGAAAGTGGTGTTATAGATGATGAGCGTGTGCTTGAAAAAATCGAGGAAATGGTTTACCAAAACGAATGGGAATTGCAAGGTATTTTCTTTGACCCTTATCAATTCGGTTCACTATTGACTATGATAGAGAAACGCCATCCAGAATGGCCACTAGTCCAGATACCACAAACCACCATGGTCTTGAACATGCCCACGAAACAGTTCCGTGATGATGTCCGCCAAGGAAAAATCAAGCACAGTGGCAATCAGTTGCTAACAATGGCAATAAACAATGCATACACTAGAGTTGATAATAACGGTATGAGGATTGATAAAAACAAAAACAGTAATAAAATCGACCCTCTGGATGCTCTATTAGATGCGTATGCTGCTTGTTACTTAGAGCCATTCGATGGAAGTGGTTATTGGACTAATGAGAAAATTCTGGAAGGAGGTTCGCTATTTTGAAAATACTGGAACATATCCACACAATTCTGTTATTGATAGGCCTTGGATTTTTAATCTATGGCTTTTTCTTATTAAATCAAGTAGCAGGGTTCTTGTGCAGTGGAGTGATTTTAATTTTGTTAGCCTTGTATATCAGTAAAACAAGGGGGTGAATTAGAAAGGAGGTGAGAAAATAAATGACTTTTTTTCAATCTTTAGGTTCGTCAAAACTATCTTATGACGACTATATCTCTTCGGTAATCTCTGGTAATTCAAGTCCTGAATATACTGGTATATCTGCTTTAAAAAATAGCGATGTCTTGACTGCAGTATCTATCATAGCTGGTGATGTTGCTCGTTTTCCATTATTGAAAAAGGATTTAATGGGTAATATCGAACAAGATGAAGATATGAATTATCTACTGAATGTCAAAGCAACAAGTAATACATCAGCTAGACAATGGAAATTTGCAATGACCGTCAATACAATCTTGACTGGTAATTCGTTCTCTCGTATTCTACGTGATCCAATAAGTGGCAAGCCATTAGAATTTCAATTCTTTAGACCGTCTGAAACGACTGTCGAAGAAACCAATGAACATGAATTGATTTACACTTTCCGTGACAGTCTGAATGGTAAGGAAATCGTATGTAAAGCAGAAGATGTTATCCATTGGAAATTCTTTAGCCACGATACCATTCTTGGTAGGTCTCCATTACTTTCTCTTGGAAATGAAATTAGTTTGCAAGACGGTGGATTGAATACCTTAATTAAGTTCTTTAGAGATGGTTTCTCAAGTGGAATTATCAAACTTAAAGGTGCTCAATTAAACGGTGAAGCACGTAAGAAAGCCCGTATGGACTTTGAGAAAATGCGTGAGGGTTCGACAGGTGGCAGTCCATTGGTATTTGATGATACTCAGGAATATACTCCACTTGAAATCGATACGAATGTCTTACAGTTGATTACATCTAATAACTTCTCAACCGCCCAGATTGCTAAAGCTCTACGAGTTCCTAGTTTCAAACTGGGAGTAAATAGTCCTAACCAATCTGTTGCACAGTTGACTGAAGACTATGTAACCAACGACCTTCCATTCTATTTTGATGCAATCACAAGTGAACTTGCTTTGAAAGTGTTTAGTGATGAAGAGCGCAGGAAGTATCGTGTTGACTTTGACACTCGTAGCGTGACTGGTAGAAATGTAGATGAGATTGTAAAACTTGTAAACAATCAAATCTTAACACCTAACCAAGCCTTGATTGAACTTGGTAAGGAACGTTCTACTGATCCAAATATGGACCGTTACCAGTCAAGCTTGAACTATGTCTTCTTGGATAAGAAAGAAGAATATCAAGCAATGAAAGGAGGTGAGACAAAGGATGCCAAAGAGAATCAAGATGAAAGGTCCACTGATTCCGAATAACAGCCAAGAAGCTTACGACTACTTCGGATTGGAAGCGGTCAGCGCCAAAGCTATTACAGATTCTTTCCCAGAAGACAATAGCGATATCGTTTTGGAAGTCAATTCCAACGGTGGTCTTGTAACGGTTGGAAGTGAAATCTACACAGCTTTAAAAAGCTATCCAGGGAATGTGACTGTTGAAGTAACAGGAATGGCAGCAAGCGCTGCTAGTGTTGCAATCATGGGAGCTGATAAAGTGCTTATCAGTCCAACAGCGCAGATTATGATTCATAAAGCGCTATATGGTTATGTATCTGGTAATAGTGATGACTTAGATAAAGCTTCCAATGCGCTTAAATCTAGTGACCAAGCAATCGTGAATGCGTATGTTGCTAAGACTGGATTGAGTGAAGAAGAAATTCTGGATATGATGAAGAATGAAACCTTCATGTCAGCTAGTGAAGCAGTTGAAAAAGGCTTTGCGGATGAAGTGATGACCTTTGATGATATTGGTGCAGTAGCGAGCCTAGAGAATGGATTGTTACCACAAGCAGTTATTGATGACTTCTACGCTAACCGTAGCAAGCGTAAGTCAGAAATCCAAAACATGCTACGAGAAATCGAAAAAGAAGAATTACTTAAAGGGCTATAAGCTCTTTTTTTAATACCAAAAAAGGAGAATAAACAAAATATGTTTAAAGAAAAAATGAAAGAACTTCAAGCACAGATTGTAAATATCGGTGCTGAAATCGTTGCTAAAACAGAAGAATTAAAATCTGTTTTGAATACTGAAGATCTCGAAAAGGCTCGTGAAATCCGTGCTGAAATCGACAACTTGAAATCACAAAAAGAAGAAGTAGAAAATAACTTGAAGACTTATGAAATCGCAAAAGAAGGAGCTGGAATGGAAGCGACTATTGAAAAACATGAAGTAAAAGCAGACGGTAAAACTTACCGCGACTCTGTAAATGAATGGGTACGTACTAAAGGTGCTGTTGCTGATTCAAACTTGAAACTTGAAGGAAAAGACCTTCTTATCCCTATGAATGAAGCAGTAAATCCAACACAAGATGGATTGAAGAAGGCTGAAACTGAAAAAGTAACTAGCAAAGAAATCGTTACTACTCCAATGCGTGAAGTTAAAACAGTTCTTGACCTTAAACAATTCACTACTATTCACAAAGCTGCTAAAGGTGAAGGTTCATATCCTATTCTTAAACATGCTACATCTAAGATGGCAAGCGTAGAAGAATTGGAAAAAAATCCAAAACTTGCTAAACCAGAATTCACAGATGTTCCTTGGAAAGTTAAAACTTACCGTGGTGCTATTCCACTTTCACAAGAAGCTATTGACGATGCAGATGTTGACCTTCTTGCAATCGTAGCTGAAGCAGCTAACCAAATTAAAGTCAATACTACTAACGATGCAATCGGTGGTGTTTTGAAAACATTTGAAGCTAAAAATGCAACTGACTTGGATGCAATTAAAGCTATCTTGAATGTAGATCTTGACCCAGCTTACAACGTATCATTTGTAGTTTCACAAAGTTTCTACCAAAAACTTGACACTTTGAAAGATAAGAACGGTCGCTACTTGCTTCAAGATTCTATCGTTTCTGCATCAGGTAAAGCCTTCCTTGATCATCCAGTATTCGTAGTTGCTGACACAGTTCTTGGTGAAGCTGGTGAAGCTAAAGCCTTTATCGGTGATGTACAACGTGCTGTACTCTTTGCTGACCGTCAAGAATTGGGTCTTCGCTGGACTGACAATGAAATCTACGGTCAATACTTGCAAGCAGTTGTACGCTTCGATGTTAAGAAAGCAGATGCTAAAGCTGGTTTCTTTGTAACTATGCCCTAATACTCCCCCAGTCAGTGGGGGTGTCTCACGGTCAGCTGTAACTTTAGCAGTACCAACCGCAAGTAGCACCAAAGCAGACATCATGTCTTACCTAGATAGCAAAGGAATTTCTTACTCAGCAACTCAAACCAAAGAGCAACTACTAGCCTTGATTGGAGGTTAGATTTATGGAAGCTAAAAAGAATGGTTTTCTTGAAGAAGTTAAGTTGTATTGTAAAATCGACTACGACTTCGAAGACGATTTATTGCTTGAACTTATCGAGTCAGCAAAAGAACAGATTTGTTTTGCAATCGATAATGATTTAAGCCCAGATGATTTAGTGGACTATGCTAAGTTCCGACTAGCTGTTAAAAAGCAAGTAAAAGAAGAGTGCGAACATCGAGGGATGTCAGCAGATACCATGCGCTATCCATTGGCGAATGGAGTGCTAAACATCATCCACCAGCTTAGAACACGGAGGGAAAGTTAATGCGGACACGCAACATGAATGTTCGCATTACTTTTTTTAAAAGAATAGGCGGACAAAATGAAGATGGAGAAGTGCTAGACTTCGAAAGAAAGAACTTGTATACTTGCTGGGCGGAAGTTTCTAAAACATCTATTAAGGATTTTAGAGAAAGCGCAACTGTCACAAAAGCAGGTGGACTAGTAGAACATAAAGACACTAAAACATTCTTAATTCGTCATCTTCCAAAACTTCCTTTTGACAATTTTTGTTATGTAGATTTTGATGGTAATGAATATCAAATCGTAGCCATCGAACGAGATCATGCAAACAAGGAAATTGACTTGATTAAGGGAGTGATGTTGTCGTGACGAAAGGATTAGACCTTTGCCTAAACAACCTTACTAAATTGGAGGTTAAAGCACCTATGGTTGCTCGTGAAGCAGTCACAATGGTTGCTGAAGAGCTTGAGAAAGAACTTGGAATAAATACTCCAGTTTCTGATGAACCTACACCTACTCGATTGAAAGCAGATATAAAAATCAGCAATTTCAAGGGTAGAGGTGGTGCTCCTTCAAAGGATATTGGTTTTGGTCGTACTACTGGTTGGCGTGCTAGATACCCGAATAGCGGGACAATCTATCAAAAAGCACAGGACTTCGAGGAAACGACTATTAATGCAATTACTCCTCGTGCTAAAAGAATATATGAACAAAAAATAAAGGAGGTGCTAAAATAAATGATTGCTGAAACTGAAGCATACAAACTTTTGGTAGCAGATGAAAAGTTAAATCAACTGTTTAATGAGTTTAGGGGCAAAGAATTTCCAGGGTATAAGCAAGGTATTTTTACTTATGATATCCCTGAAAAGCCTACAAATTTAAAACAAAAAGAACTTGCTCCGTTTGCAAGAATTTATTTAACTTACGAAGCACCTCACAAGTATGCAGATGATGAAATCATCTCAATGGAACAACGTATCACAATTAATTTTTGGTGTAAGAATGCAAAACAAGCTGACCAAATCGCCAAAAGAATGGATACAATCTTAGAAAGTAGCGGATTTGAACGCTACACAGCAAATGAGAAACCTCGATACATGGATGACGATATTGGACTATTAATGAATGTCCGAAAATATCGTCTTTTTGATTGGAGTGATCTCGAAGAAATGAAAGGAAAATAAATAAATGTCTAAAGTTAAATTTGGTTTACGTGGTTTTGAATATGGGGTTTTGAATGATAAAAACCTTGTACCAGGAGAGACTAAAAAAATCCCTGGATTGAAATCAGCAAAATTGGATATCACAAATGAATTGAACACTATCACAGCAGATGATGGACCATACGTAGTATTGTCTTCTGGTATCACTGGAACAACCCTTGAAGTGTCATGGCTTGATTTAGGAAGCGATGCACGTAAGGATTTCTACGGTATCACTGTTGAAAATGGTGTCGAAAAATACAACAAGAAGATGACTCCGAACGATATCGCTTGCTTATTCCGTACAACTGGTGATGATGGTAAAGGTATCTGGGTTGGTCTTCTTAAAGGTAAATTCTCTCTTCCAGGGATGGATTTGGAAACTAAAGATGGTTCACCAGAACCTAAGAACGATACTGTATCTGGTAGCTTTGTTGCTCGTGGAGATGATGATGAAGGTCTTGTAATTGTAGTTGGTCGTGAAGACAACCCACAATTCCAAGAAACTGAATTCCGTAAACTCGTTTTCCCAAAGTCTTAAGCGGTGCTAGTTCTGAACGAACAGCAACCGCTGAATCAGGCGCAGTAAGACAAGATGCATAAGAATAGGCTTGGTTATTCCAAGCCTTTATTTTTTAAAGGAGTTAATAATGTTTGAAATTAAATTTAAAAAAGCAGGTGTGTTGAAAGAATTTTCAAAAGACTACGTAAACGTAGAAGACAACCTGTTGGCTTTGGAACACCAGGTCCGACAAACTTCATTGTACGAAAACAAAGAAGATTTGCTAAACCCTGCTAAACATCGTGAGTTGAATGAAGCATATCTTGACATGTTTGTAAAAATGTATGGTGAACAATTCGATGCAGAAGATTTGAAGAGTGCAAGTGTTGAAACGCTTGAAACATTGAATGATCTATATCTTGCAGCACTCGGTGGAAAACAAGAAGAGAAAGAGACCACCAAAGGAAAAAAGAAGAAAAAGGGTTAAGCCCTAAAGAAGCTCAAAATAATTTATTAGTTTGGGTTCAATCATTAATGAGTCAAGGATATACAATCCATGATATTAAAAGTATGCGCTTATCAGATTTTGATTTGATGGTGCAGGCTTTAGAAACAAAAGAAAGCCAAGAGGAAGAAGAAACAACCCTTGACAAGGCCTTCCCATTCCTTTTTGGATAGAAAGGAGAATGAATGGCAAGTAATATTGGTGAATTAGTCGCCACTGCAACCTTAGATGTCGCTCCTTTTCAGTCGAATGTCGGGAGGTTGAAAACCTATTTAAAAGGTGTCGATAATTCCCTAAAAGCGATGGAAAATAATTTTAAAGGAGCTGGTAATAATATCAGTAACTTAAAAGGACTTTTATCGCAAACTGGTTCAGCTCTTAGCTCGTACCAAAAAGTATTGAGTTCACAGAGTGAACGATACAACCAATTAAAAGCTAGTATAGGTGATGTTTCAACTGCTACTGCTGAACAAAAGCAGAAGTTAGTTGAAGCAAGTGCTAGTATGACAGCTACTGCTGCTAAAGTAGCTGAATTACAAAACCGTTATCAACAGTTAGCTAGTTCTATGAGAAAGGTTTATATCGATGATAGTGCATTTACTAAATTTGGTAATAGTGCACGGGAAGTCGGTGAAAAATTCAGTAAAGTTGGTAAAGAAATTTCTGGATTTGGTTCTGCTTTAACTCGTGGTGTTACTGCTCCGATTGTAGCAGGTGCTGGTCTTGTAGTGAAAGCTGCAATCGATTATGAGTCAGCATTTGCAGGTGTTAAGAAAACAGTTGACGAAACTGCCACAGTATCATATCAAAAACTATCAGACGGTATCCGTCAAATGGCTAAAGAATTGCCAGCAAGCGCGGTTGAAATCGCAAACGTAGCAGAAGTTGCAGGTCAACTTGGTATTAAGGCAGAAGACATTTTGTCATTCTCACGTACTATGATTGATATGGGAGAATCGACTAACTTGAGCGCTGAAGAAGCTGCAACTGCAATCGCTAAAGTAGCAAACATTATGGGGTTGAGTTCAGATGATTATTCAAGGTTTGGTGCAGCCGTTGTAGATCTTGGTAACAACTTTGCAACAACTGAAAAAGACATTGTAGAGATGTCTAACCGTTTAGCAGCAGGTGGTAAACTTGCTGGATTGACTGCTCCAGAAATCTTAGGTCTTGCTACTGCTATGAGTAGTGTAGGGATTGAAGCAGAAGCGGGTAAACTAATCTGCCCGTCTACTTGGAAACAAGTAGCATAAAATTAAGTGAATTCATGGAAAATCTAAGGTGTTTATGATATAATTAAGTAGTGGATAGGGTAGCTCCCGAAAAGCAAGTTCCCGCTTGCCTTCCATATTTTACAAGGGAATTTTTACTGGGGGGTAAAAATAATGGGTGTTAATAAAACACACGAACAATTTGTTGATGAAGTCAAAAGCCTTGTAAACGAAGAGTATTCTGTTTTGGGTGTCTATTCAAAAGGACGCAACAAAATAGAATTCAAACATAATCAATGTGGTTATGTGTACGAAGTTAGAGCAAGTGCTTTTTTATATGGTGCTAGATGTCCTAAATGTGCAAGGAATATAAAAAGGACGACTGAAGAATTCAAGCAAGAAGTAAAAAAACTTGTTGGTGATGAGTATGAAGTTGTATCAGATTATGTTTCAAATCACATAAAAGTAAAAATGTTTCACAATAAATGTAATAGGACTTATGAAGTAACTCCTGGACATTTTTTAACAACTGGAAGACGTTGCCCTTATTGTCAAGGCGGCATAAAAGTAGAAGGTTACGACTTCAAATCAGAAGTTAAGGAAGAAACAAATAGAGAATACGAGGTTTTAGGCGATTACAAAAACAATCGCACATCCGTAGAAATAGTTCATCATGTTTGTGGGACAAAATGGAGAATCAGACCATATAATTTTAAATTAGGTAAACGATGTCCTAATTGTAATCAAAGCCATGGAGAAAAAAGCATTGAGCGTATTTTAAAGAAAAATAAAATACCCTTTGAAATACAATGGAAATTTGATGATTGCAAAAATAAAAGGAGTTTACCGTTTGACTTTGCTATCTTGGACGGTGGTAAAGTTGTCCAACTAATAGAATTTCAAGGTGAGCAACATTACAGAATAGTTGAACATTTTGGAGGAGAAAAGGGATTTTTATCACGAATAAAGAATGATAAAATAAAAAGAGAATATTGTGAGAAAAATAAAATCCCGTTACTAATAATTGACTATCACGACAATATTGAAGAAAAAATAAACACTATGACAATCATGAGCCAAGCCTGTTCGGAAACGACAGGAAGGTGCAACGACTAGATAAAGTAATCTAAACAAGAAGGCAATCTATCATTAGGTTGCTTTTTTGCATGACGAAATATCCACGAGCGCTTAACACCTTAACGAATAAAGTCGAAGGTGATGATATAGTCTGAACTCATGAGAAATCATGAGAAGTTAGGATAAAGAGCCTAACGATAACATAATTGGGTACTGCAATGACTCAAACACTCACAGCAATTGGTAATGCAGTAGCATTGACCACTAAGGACTCAGCAGACGACCTTGCATTGATTGCTAAAGTCGCAGGAACAACATCAGAAGAGTTTCAACAGGCTTGGAAAGAAAAACCTGCTGAAGCTTTGCAATCATTTATTAAAGGTTTGAACACAGCGCATGAAAAAGGCGCAAATGTGGATGCTATCTTGATGAAACTAGGCATGACAGGTGTTAGACAAGGGAATATGCTCAAATCTCTTGCTTTATCATCAGATAAAATGAGCGCAGCAGTACAGCGTTCTAACCAAGCGTGGAAAGAAAACACTGCCTTAACCAATGAAGCGAATAAACGTTATGAGACCACTGAGTCTCAATTAAAGATGTTTAGAAATCAAATCACTGACTTGGCTATTGAGTTTGGTGGGCCTCTAATCAAGGCTCTTAGAAGTGGTCTTGATGCAGTCAAACCTTGGATAAACAATCTTGCTGATTTAGCTAAAAAATTCAGTTCATTATCGTCAGAACAACAACAAAACATCATTAAGTGGGGATTGATGGCAGCTGCTTTAGGTCCTGCTTTGAAGTTGTTAGGTGGTGGTGTTACAGCGATAGGTGGACTAGTAAAAGCCATCGGTGGCTTATCAAAAGGACTCGGTGTTCTAAGTGGTTCAGCTAAATATCTCTTAAACTTACCAGCTGGGCTAAATGCATTAGCTGGATCAGCAGGAACAGCTGAAACAGCTATGGCAGGTATGTCAACTAGTGCTGGTTCTATGACTGGTGCTATTGGTGCGCTTGCAAATCCTTTAGGATTGATAGTTGGAAGCATAGGTTTGGTGACCGCAGGTCTTGTCTATCTTGGAAACGAGAAAGATAAAGCAAGAATCAAGACAGAAGAGTTTGGTTCACAATTAAGTAGCACTGCACAAGGCGAATTAAGAAACTTCCAAAAGACGGTTGACGAAACAAGCACAGCAGTCGCAAACTTTGGAACTCACGCTGGAGATGTCGAAAAAGTTTCAGGAGCTTTTAAAAAGCTTTATGAAGAGGTTGCAGAGAGTGCTGAAAAATCCAACAAACGTATGGAAGAACTCGGTGCTAAGTGGGGATTGAGTGAAGAACAAATCGCTACAGCCAAAGAAAGAAATGGTCTATATGTTTCGAATACAGAAGCAATGATGGACCAGATTAATGAAATCTATTCACGTCATAATGGTGATGCTAGTAAGTTTTCCCAAGAAGAAAAAGAAATCATCTTGAACAACCAAAACGAGATGATTAAAGCTAAGTTAAAGCTGATGAGTTTGTCCGAAGAACAACAAACAGCAGCACTTCAAGCCTTAAATGGTAAAATCAGCTCACTGAACGAAACTCAATTAAAACATACTAGAGATGTTTTAAAACAAGCCATGGATGAAGAGAAGAAACTCTATGAAACATCCAAGAGTGAGTTGAAAGAGTTGTTGGACGGTAAAGCGATTGACCAAGAGACTTATAACAAGAGAATGCAAGAAGTTGAATCAAAGCATACACAAACTATGGAAGCTTTGGGTAGTAAGTATTATCAAGTTATGAAGAATCTGGACGAAAAAGTTAAATCCAGAACTGGTCAAAGTTGGAACTATTGGGAAGAAGCTAAAAAAGTCCTTGAAGAATACGGTTTATCTTATGAAGAAATCGGTCAAAAGGCAGCGGCAGCATCCGAAAAAGCTGGGAACTCTCATAGTATTCTCGCTAAATATACTAGTGAGATGAGCAAGGAAGTCAAAGAAGCTAACGATGCATGGTCATTATTAGTTGGTAATATCGACAAGAATGGTAATTTCCAAGTCAAATCAAATGTTAAGGAAGTCATTGGAGAAGCAGCTAAATCTGCAGAAGGTTGGGAACAGTTACAATTTATTGCTAAAACTGCTGATATCAACTCAAATGCTCGTGTAACTATCGCTGAAGCACTTGTAGAATCAGGCAAGTGGAAAGAGATGAGCCTTGAAGAGAAACAAGTCATAGTTAATAATCAAGCAGGCTTACAAGCTATCTTTGATAGTGAGAAAAACCTCAAGATTTGGAATGATATGCCAGCAGAAGTCAAAGAACTTCTTTTGAAGAACAATGACATCATGAGTAAGGCAGATGAAGCTACAAAAGCTCTCACAAATTATGAAGCATTAACTCCAAAACAAAAAGAGTTGCTTGCAACAGATGATAAGTTCAGAGATGCAGTGGCTCGTTCTACTGAAACATTGACTACTTGGAATGCTCTTACACCATTTACAAAGGACTTACAAATTAACCCTGGTAACGTTTTATATAACGGTCAATTATCAATCGATAAGATTGGCGAGTGGAACTTAGCACCAGCTCTAACCAAGTCATTAACTGCAGCAGATGACACTGGTGTTGCAGTTAATAGTGCAATCGCTAGTGTGAACTCTCCTAAACAAGAAGCGCCAATCGGCATTTTTGCCAATGATAATACAGCAGGAGAATCACAATCAGCAAGTTTGAGCGTAAACTCTCCTTATCAATTTAAACCGATTGATATTAATGCTATCAACAGAACGCAAGGAGAAGCTAACTCTGCAGAATATGCAGTAAATGCAGTTAGACAAAACGGACCAATCGATATTAACGCAAGAGACAGAACAAGTAGTGCGATCAATAGCGTATGGTCAGGTTTAGCTTCTTTGCCAGCTTTTAAGTTTATTGATATTATTACACGACATTTTACTGAACGACACGCAAAAGGTACGGATAATCACCCTGGAGGCCTTGCAACAGTCAATGACCAACGTGGTACGCTCTACAAAGAGTTGGTAACATTGCCAGACGGTACTTCCTTCATCCCAGAAGGTCGTAACGTAGTCTTACCACTTCCTCCAGGTTCTAAAGTCATGCGAGCTGGTAAAACTCGTAGCTTGATGAACCGTTTAGGTATTCCAAACTATGAAAAAGGAATTGGTTTTGAAGATACAAAAATCTCACATCTAAGTAGACGAATTCAAAGTGTCAACGTTCGAAACAGTCAACGTGGATATCAGAGTACAGCTTATTCTGTCGATAGTGGCAATGGTCAAGCGGTTGTCTCTGAATTGGTTAGCTTGAAAGAAAGCGTAGAAAACTTGCTTGGTAGATTGCTTGATAAAGATTTCAATACTTACCTAGACGGTCAAGTTATCGCAGAAAATTCTTATCAATACCAAGGTCATATCATGAGAAGGGAGGGTATTTAATGTCAAATTATTTAAAGGTCAATGATTTTACAACAACTGGTTTAAGGAATTGTGTAGTCGTGGACTTTGGAACAATCCGTTCTGCCATTCCTCGTTTCTCTGAACAAACTAAACCATACGGTATGAATGGTAGTTACAATCAAGAAGATGGCGCTTTTGAAGATTATGAAAGAACAATTCGTATCTTCTTTGAGCGTTTTTCTGATTTAGCAACCTTGATAGAGAAATTTAAAGCAGTAGGAAATCAACTAGAATTCAGCTATCAGCCTGATTCGGTGTTCTATGCTGATTTGCTAGATACTGAAATCACTCCAAAAGGTATGTATGGTTGGGAATTATCCATTAAACTAGACATGCAACCATTTAGATATCCGAAGGATGTCGCACCAGTTGTATTAACAAGCGCTGGAACGATTGATAATATCGGTACAGTCTATTCTGAACCTATTATTGAGATTGAAGGCAGTGGTGATGTATCGCTGACTATTGGTCAGAAGACCATGTATTTGACTGTAAACACCAAAGCTACAATCGATTGTAGACAAGGTAAGCAGAATATCTATAACGCTACTGGTGCAATTCAGAACACTTTAAGAAAGCGTGGAGGGTTCTTTGAAATCCCAGTAGGAAATACTGGTATTACTTTTACAGGAAATGTTAGCAAGGTGACAATTAAACCGAATTGGAGGTATAAGGTATGATTTATTTAACCGAAGGAAATATACCTCTTAATGCTGTTTATGATGATGAAATCGTACAAGAAGCAAATAGCACCTATCAATTAACCTTTAAATTTCCTACAAACAACATCTTATGGCAAAGGCTGAGAGAAGAAACATTCTTGATTACTGATGATCTACATGGTGAGCAAGATTTTGTTATTTTTGAAGTTGAAAAGAAACACGGATATATTCAAGTCTATGCTAACCAAGTCATGACGATGTTAAATCACTACGTTGTCAATCCGATGTCTTTAGATAGACAGACGGGTTCAACTGCATTAAGTCAATTTGCTGGGAGCATCACTCGTGAGAATCCATTCTCATTCTTTTCGGATATCGAGGATAAACACACCTTTAATATTGATAGTAAAAATGCTATGGAAGCACTCACCAAGGACAAACACTCTATCCTTGGTTTGTGGGGTGGTGATTTAGTCAGACATGGATATCAGGTACGGTTATTAAAAAACGGCGGTTCTGAAAATGAATCGCTTTTTATGTATAAGAAAAACCTATCTAGTTATCAGCATAAGACATCTACTAAATCTTTAAAAACTCGCATCACGTTCATAACAACTGTCCGTGGTGAAGGAGAAAATCCAGTAGATAAACACTACAAGGTAGTAGTGGATAGTCCGCTAATCAACAAGTACAGTCAGATTTATGAAGATGTTGTAGAAGTTAATGACCAAGATGTCAAGGATGAAGCAAGCCTTAGAGAATACGGTAAGCAGTATTTCAGAACAACATTGTGCGACATGCTTGAAGATAGCATTGAAATTGATGTTATCGGTCAGAGTGATGTACCTGTTCAGATGTTTGATGTAGTGGGTGTTCACCATGAATTCTACGGACTAGATGTTCGTAAGAAGATTACTAAATACACTTACTCCCCAATGGCTAAAAAGCTGAAATCTATCGGTTTTGGTCAGTTTCAATCAGGTCTAGCAAGTGCAATCGGTAATGTAGTTAGCGATGCCTTTAAAAGCGAAAATCAGCATTTTCAAAGCAACTTTGAACGACAACTAGCAAGAGAGCTTAAAAACGCTGACCTTGCTTTTGACCGAAAAAAAGAAGAGTTGACTAATCAATTCACAGATGAAGTGAATGTCATCAAAGCCAAATCAGAAGAAAATAAGCGTGCTTTATCTGATGAAATCAATAGAAAGTTTCACGATTTCAGCCCAGAAGGATTTGAAGAAGCCAAAGCCAAAGCAGAAGAAGCTCTGAAGAAGGCTGGAGCAAGTGAAGATTTAGCGAAAGAAGCGAAGTTAATTGCTAATAACGGCATACAAAGCTTAAACGAAGTCAGAGATATAGCAACAAATAATATCGTCTATTTAGCTGATTATAAAGAACAAGTAAACGGACGATTTGCGAATCTATCTAGTCAAGTCGCTGGCAAGGTCAATGACGTTGATTTCCAACGTGTCAAAGAAACCGCTCAACTATACGAGCGAATTTTAGGTAGTTCAGAGAGTGAAGTTTCCAAAAATGCTTCACGGCTTGTCATGAGTAGCGAGATATTCCAGACAGAGGTTGGAAAGTACGTCACAGATGATAACAACTTGATTGTCAATTCATTGACGATGGATAAGCACACCTTGACTGGAAATAACAATCCCAATGTAAATGTATTTGTCAACGATGGTGTGTTTACTATCAAAGCAAATGGATTGACAAGCTATAATTTTAGTGGTTTCACACTCCCTATTTACGTTAAAAAAATCTATCGTGGTGAAACATACACACTAGGGTTCAAGTACCGCATTAGGGAATATCCAGATGTTTCTTTCGCTTTTAATATCAAAAATCATGGTCTGAATAAAACTTTAACGTGGGCTAATATTGGTGAGAATAGACCACCACTTGACGAATGGCAGGAATTTCAAAAGACTTTCACTATGCAAGAGGATTTTGCTTTTGGTGAAGATAAAAACTATCCATTTTATATTTACCTTGCTAAAAATGGTTGGATTGAGTTCAAAGAGCCTATCTTGGTTCGTGGTTCTAAAACTGGACCATACAAGCCAAGCCAATTTGATGATGCTTATAAAACCACAGACGAAGCTAAAGGACTTGCTACCGACGCACAAGCAAGAGCGATACAGATTGCTCAAGGTTTGGATGCGACACGAACACAAGTAACACAGCTGGCTGGTTCATATGCTATTCAAAATTTGAATAGTGCTGGCGACATCATTAATGGTATCAACCTTGGTGCGAACGGGAATAACCGTATTATTGGTAAAGCAACTCATATCACAGGTGACACACTGATCGATAATGCTGTTATTAAGTCAGCTATGATTGATAAACTCAAAACTGTTAACTTTGAAGCTGGTTCAGTAACTACTAATATTTTAGGAGCTGAAGCAGTCACGGCTGAAAAAGTTAAATTTGACACAGCGTTCATTCAGAAACTGGTATCGCAACAAGCATTCATTGATGAGTTGTTCGCTAAACAAGCAACCATTAATAGAATTCAATCAATTGATTTCACAGCTAACCACATTAAAGGCGGTCTACTTTCATCTACAAATGGTAACTCAGTATTTGATTTGAACGCTGGACAAATTCGGATGCAAAGTGGCCCTACAAGTTGGAAGACATCCTGGGATCCCAACGGGATAGCGTTTAGAGGCCCTGGAAATGACGTTTGGGGTGCAATGGGTGGTGACAGTGGTGGTGGTGTTGGTATCTATATGCGTGGAAATCATGCGTTTAACTTAGTTGCCAATCACTCGGATAGTGGCAAGAGCAACAGTTATACTCCGTTACGTTTTAAGTATGGAGAAGGTACAACCTTGCAATTTTCTCCAGGCGGGCCAAGCTATAATTTATTATTGCTATTTAATGATATATATCAAAATCTAATATTATTGCACAAACATAAAGAGACGAGAACAGGATATTCAAATTCATTAATCGGACCGCTAAAATAAAATGAGGTAAACATGAATACACAAGATAAAGTTATTAACGAATTAGCAATTCAACTTGCTAACAAAACAATCGAATACGCAAATTATAAGGCGCTATATGAAGAAGCGCATGCGCAACTTCAAGAAGCTAATAGCCAACTTGGAAAAATCAATAAAGTCTTACAGTCAAATGATGAGCTGAAGGCTCTGTTTGACAAAGTAGCAGAAGAATTAGATAAAACACAGGAGGAACAATAATTTATGACATTCAAATTAGTAAACAAGTATTTACAAGAAAATAATCGTACATTTGTAGCAATTCGCCAAGAAGCACCATACACGGCTTTTGACCGTGTGTTGATTCGTGACCGTGTGAACGAGACAGATGAGGTTCTTATCCAAGCTGTGCTCGATCAAGTAGCTACTGAGCTGAATCCAGCTGATGGTGTTAAAAAGCTTCAAGAAGATTTGCAAACGCAAGCGCAAGAATACGAAGCTAAACTTGAGCAAAAAGATGCTAAGATTGCGGAAGTGAAAGCAGTAGCAGATTGGGCGGTTTTGGCTCGTGTTACTGATACAGATAACCCGCTAGATCCGACAGTCTTCAAACGTGGTCTTGAATTGGTTGACCTTGGTAAAACTGGCAAGACTTATCAATCACAAGAAATTTTCACGCTTGAAAATCCTAACCACATTGAAAAATATCAAGAAGGTAAACGTGTCATGGTTCAAGTCAATGAAGCGTTCACTTATCAAGGACAAACGCTTGAAGAACTCACAAGCCTTGAGCAAAACGGCAAGCTTGGTATCTGGAAGTGGACAGAGCCTAAACCATCTAACGAGTTAGAAACACAACCTGTTCAATAATGAGGAGGTGTTTATGCAAGATTTTATGTTTGGCGAGTTAATTGGTCATCTTAAAGACCTATCTCATAGTCCTTACATTCATATCTTCTTTTGGTTGATGGTTTTGGATATCGTCACTGGCTATGTTAAAGCCTTTAAAACAAAGCGTTTTGACAGTAAGATTGGAACAATGGGTTTGATTCGTCATTTCGTTGTATTCGTGGTCATTATGCTTGTAGCGATGTACTCAAGAGCTTTGGGAATCAGAACATTCGGTATCGGTTGGACGATGTTCTTCATTATTAACTATCTTGGTTCTGTTTTGGAGAATTGGGAGAGCATCGGTTGGGCATTTCCAGAATTCTTAAAACCCTACATCAACCAGATTAAGAAAGATAACGCTAAAAAATTAGGACAGTTATTAGTCAATGTTGACCAAAAAGACAAATTAGAAATTGAGATAAAGGAGAAAGAAAATGAATAAAATTAACTGGAAACTACGTTTACAAAACAAAGTAACGCTTATCGCTCTTTTAGGAGCAGTATTCCTTATGGCGCAACAATTCGGGCTTGAAATTCCAAAAAACATTCAAGACGGTGTGAACACGTTCGTTTATATCTTGGTATTGCTCGGTGTAGTTACCGATCCAACAACTGCCGGATTGACTGATAGCGAACGTGCTTTGGAATACTACCATCCAAATGAAGACTAATAAATTAGAGAACCCTTTTGGGTTCTCTTTCTTTTTGAAGAAAGGAGGTAGCGCTTGAAAAAGGTAATTGAAAAGAAATTAACCATCTCACCAAACAACCGAGATATAGATAGGCTCTATCAAGAATTTTATAGCAAGGACAAAGGCATTACTGAATTTAAATTTACACTCGATGATTTGACAGCTACTAAGGTTATCTGCTTATTCTATTTCAAAACCACTAAGCGATACCAGGAAGTAGAAGCAGTAATCGAAGATAATTCGTTTACGGTTCAATTCGATACATCACTAATCACTATGGATGAAACTGTTATCGGTTATATCTACTTCGAGAAGGTAGATCAGTCAGCAGATGTGTATAGCTTCTTATTCAGCGTTCATGTAAGCGAGATTGACAAAGCAGTTAAAACACCACTCATCGAACGTGAATCAGGGCGCATTGTCAACGTTAAGGATGTAGTGACCAAGCAAGAGCTGGATGAACTTTTTGCCAAAATCAAAGAGCAAGGCGGAACGTATGACGATAGCAACCTACGTACTGAAATCAGCCATATTTCAGCCGATATTGAAGCGTTAAAGACAAAGACGAATAAAGATACCGTCTATGATGATAGCGCCTTAAAACAGCGTGTATCAGCTTTAGAGAATAAGCCTAACATCGACACAAGCAACTTTGCTACCAAGGAAGAACTGCAAACAATCTCTCTGACTCCTGGACCAAAAGGGGACAAGGGAGAAACTGGTGAACGTGGTCCACAAGGGGAACGAGGTGCAGACGGTTTACAAGGGCCACAAGGATTGCAAGGTATTCAAGGCGAGCGTGGGCGAGATGGAGAACCTGGACTTCGTGGAGAACGAGGGGAACAAGGCCCCGCTGGCTTACCTGGACCTGCTGGACCTCAAGGCCCTATTGGTTTAACTGGTCCTAAAGGAGAAAATGGCCGTGATGGTGTAGGTATTCCGCAAAAGTTGACTTTATCAGGGAACACGCTCATTTTGTCTGACGGTGGTGGTAGTGTTGTACTTCCAGCTTCA